GGTGCCGACATTCACATCGAAACTGAGGCGAGCGACATCAAACCCGACGGTGTCGATGGTCTGGCTGGTTGCCGTTGCGCTGGACGCGGCGGCGTAGCTCTTGAGGAAGCTGACGACGCGATCATTCTGGAGGGGAAGCATGTCTGAAACCCTTTCCGGGGGGGAAGGCCGAAGCCCTCCCCCCCAAGAGAGAAGAGAGAGCGTGGATTACGGGGTGATGACGAGGCCGACGAGCGGACCCGCGACACGAGCCGAAGCGGTGGCCGAAGCGTTGCCGAGATTGGCGCAGACGATGTCGTAACGCTCGGTCGCCTTGTAGGCGATCTCGTCGTTGTTCCATGCGTTGCCGCCGACATCCGTGGTCTTGAAGGTGATGCCGCGACGGTCGCCGAGGTAGGCGGCCTGCGAGAGATCGCCGAACCAGCAGACGACGGTATTGCCCGCCGGATCTGCCGACGGAAGAACCTGCGCGATTTCGACCGGGTAGCCGAGGAAGTACTGCGTGGGCACGCCGTTCTTGATCTCGGTCATGGTCACGCCGCCGACCGCTGCGGCAAGCCGCTGCATGGCGACTTCGTAGAAGGTGCTGGAGCAGTACCACTTGCACGCGCCGCTCTGCTTCGCGTACTGCGGCAGCTTCGCCATCGTGCCCCAGAAGTCGGTGATCGCAAGAGTCTGGAGCGTGTTGACCGACGCATCGAAGAGGCCAGCGATGTTGGCGATGGTGCCAGACAGGCCGAGGATCTTGCTGTTCAGGCCCTGAATGCCGCCGTAGGTGCTGGTGCCGTCGCCGAGGAATCCGGCTTCGTCTTCGGCCTTGGCGAACGCCCAAGCGATGTCGCGGGCCGCCTCGTCGCCGAGGTTGACCGCGGCATCTTCCGAAAGCTCCTCGGTGAGGTAGCCATCGACGCGCAGCTTCTTAGCGACCAGCTTGATCTGGTCGAACTGCATCTTGCTCGTGGCGCTGGTCGCGCCCTCGCCGACATAATAGGCGGTGTGGTTGCCGGTCTTGCGGCTGAAGCTGAGCGTGTCGCTCGACATCGGCTTCACGCGGGCATTGCGGCGGAAGACGCCGTACTGCTCGCGAAGCCAGACGATCTCGGTGTCGAACTGATCCGGCACGAGGAAGCCGCCGTCGGCGTTGTTGCCCTCGCTGTGGCCGGTCGCCTTAAACTCCATGTTGTCGGCGAACGCGCCGTAGGTGACGCCGATGCCCTTGCGGCGGCAGTACTCGGCTGCGGACTTCACGCCGATCGTGGCCTGAATCCAGCGTCCGAAGTCGTGCGCCTTCTCGGCGTCCTTGAGGAACTTCACACTGCCACGACGAACAGCCTTGCGATTGTCGTCGCCGACCGGCTCGACGCGAACGGCCTTCGTCTGCGAAGTCGCACGCTCGGAAGCGATCGCGTCCTTTACGGCCTTCGCCACGGTGCCCGCGATGTCCTGATCGGCGGCCTTCTCGTTGCGGAACTGGACATCGACCTCGATCGTGGTCGGGTCGATGAGGTTGCCGTCCGCGTCCTCGACGGTGGCGGACTTGAAGTAGTTGCTCTTCGCGGCCTCGAAGCCCTCGGCTCCGAACTGGTTCGCGAGAATCTGGAGGTCCTTCTGGACCTGCTCGATGGTCTTGGTGCGCATGGTGCGTCCCTTGCTTGGTTGCGTTTGAACAAACACATCCAGCTCGGGCCAACATGCTCGACCCCATCGGCTCGGCTTTCGCCATCCGCTCGGGGGAACCTGCCGCTCTGGCTATCGCATCACCATAGCACGCCGAATCCGCTCACACATACAGACGCCCGGTTATTCGCGCCATCTCCTCGCGGATGGCCTTCTGCACCATGGCCTCAATCTGTGCGGTGCCGATCGCGGGAACCCGAATCGACACCCGCTTCGGCCGGATCGGATGGACGGCAGCGGGCACGCTGACGCCGCCCCAACGCTTCGCAGCGTCGGGCGTCACGAGCCCCTTGTGAACGGCCGATATGAGCGCGTCCGCGTTCGCGGGCACGGACACCACCGAAAGCTCGAGTAGCTTCCAACGCGAGAACACGCGGCGGATGCCGTCGCCGTACTTGCCGATGTCAGCCTTGGTGGGCAGTCGCGTGCCGCCGTCCGTCTCCATGAACCCGACCGACACGGCGGAAATGACGCCAGCGCCGACCAGCCCCGCGATGTAGTCGGGGAACCATTCGCCGATGTAGCCCTCGGGCCTTGGCGCGAACTCGACATCAGCGGAAATGGAACCCGATGCGCGCCGAATCTTCGTGACCTTGCCGACCGGCAGGGTGTGATCGTGCATCCAGAGTACGACCGGGTTGCGGTCGAACTCCTTGCTGTTCATGCCGGACGCGACGAGCACTTCGCCATCGCGGTCGATCGTCTCGGTGGTGATGGTCGCCGTGAATCCCTTGGCGGTTCGGACGGCAGACGCTGCAAGTGTCTTGGTGTTCATCGTCATCGTTCGCCCTCCAGAACCGGCCGCTCTGCGCACCGGCAACGCGGGTGCAGCGGTGGGCCATCGACATCGGAGTAATCAAGGATCATGGTGCCGCCGCTCACGCCCGCGAGCGTGTCTCCCATCTTGTAGAACGGCTGGCCGAGCGGCACGGGGTTCGCCGCAAACTGCCTTGCGGCGGCTCGGCAGAACTCGCAGGCGTCAGGGGCGAGGAGCCATGTCTTTCCGACGACGACGCCGGACTGCTTCCAAGCCTCCTCCTGCCCCTGCACATACGCGCGGGCGGACTCGGTGCGGGCGATCGTCTCGGCACGGTCGCCGGTCACGCCAAGCGTCTGCTGGATCTCCTGCGCCATCTGCTGCACGGTGCGGCCTTGCTCGAGCGACTGGCCGAGGATATCGCGGACGCGGACTTCGGTCGTTTGGTTGACCGCCGACGCCAGCCGCGTGGTCGCGTTGTCGATGTAGCGGGACACTTCCGGATTCACGAACTCGAAGCGCACCATCTCGCGAAGCTCGGGCGGAAGCAGACGGACTCCCTCCGCCGCGCCGTCGGTGAGCATGTCGCCGATGTGCGGGCGTGCGGCGGTCGCGATCCGCTCCACCCATCGCTGGTTCTGGATCTCGTTCCGCAAGATGTCGAGAATGTCGGCGGACGCGGTGCCGACTTCCTCCAGCCGGGCGACGATGCGAACGGCCTGCTCTTGGAGAACGGGCTCCAGCGAGCGGACGAACGCACGCACCTTGCGATCGGACATTTCCTCCAGCGGGTCGGTCGCCTTGGTCACGGTGCCTTGCGGCAGGAAGTCGGACTGGCGAAAGGTACGGGCGTCGCCGCCTTGTCCCTCCTTCGCGCAGCACGAGCACGCGGACTTCTCCGAACCTTCCGGAGTTTCCGGAGGGTTGCCGCCAGCCGGCGGAGGAGTCGGCTCGGGCTCGGGCGGCTCGATCACGCCAGCCGAGCGGAGCGGTGCGAAGATGGCCGCGATCTGCTCGGGCGTCATGAGCGGGAACGCTGCCGCAGCAATCGCCTGAGCGGCGTCCACGGGCACGACGCCCGACCGGACCTGTACGATGAGATCGACCAGTGCGGAGACCTGAGCGCCGTTGAGTGCGGTGTCCTGCACGGCCGTTTCGGTCGCGGGCACGGCGGCGGCCGGAGCGGTGCCGGGTGCGTCTGGCGCGTCCGGTGTTTCCTGAATGTCATCGGTTTCCGTATCCGGAAAATCGACGCTATCAGGAATCGACGAATCGCCCTGCGGCATCGGATCGGTCGCCATGGCCGCGACGGACGCGCCGAGCGGCTGACCGTTGAAGAGCGGAACGCTCGCAAGCGGGGTTTCGTATTCTTCGTAGCCGTCCTCGCCGCGTGCCTCGTTGAGCGTCAGCGACCCGTTGCGGATCTTGCGGTCAACGACGATGGAGGTGGCCTCGGCGTTGTCAGGCACCGGATCATCGAACGCAAAGAACGCATCGCCGTCGATGCCCCACATGGGCAGGTACAGTTGGTTTAGTACCGCTTCCATCATGCGGCACTTGGGCAGAATGGTTCCCTCGCGCCACGAGCGGAATCCGACCTCGGCGCTGGCGAGGTTCGGATCGTTCGCCTTCATCAGCGACACGGGCACGCCGGAGATTGCCGCGATCTCCTCGACGATCTCATCTCGGCCGTTCATGTCCTTTGGCTGGAAGTTGAGCGGCTTGATGTCCACCTGCCCTGTCGCCGCGAGCAGTCTGCCGACCTTCTTCGTCCCGCCGTTCGACGCCTGCATCTCCTCCTGAAACCGCTTCAGCGCGTCGTCCTGTGCGTTGCCCTGAATGGTGACGAGGTAATCCGGCCGTGCGAAGTTGGCGAAGAACGCGAGATCCATTTCGTGGACCGCCACAT